ATGAAAATAACAGCTGCAAAACTTAAAAGCATAAGTGGAAAACCTTATAGCGGAAAGCCTGAAGTATCTGATGGTGATAATCTGTCACTGCGTATTTCACCAAAAGGAAAGATCACGTTTCAGATTAGGTACAGGCTAAAAGGTAAGCCTGCGCGTTATAAGATAGGCACATACCCTGAAATGAGCTTGGCGAATGCAAGAGAGGAATGCGAACGTCAAATGACTCAGGTTAGAAAAGAGTTAGATCCGCGGAACATGAAAGCGGTAAATAATGTCAGCGTTGTTGAAACAGAAAACCCTACCTTAATTGACGCAATTAATTTTTGGTACGCACAATACTGCGTCAACATGCGAGATCGTCCACAAGAAATTTATAACCGTATCGTTTCCTGTATTAATGACGATTGGCGCAATCAATATGTTGCTGAAATTAGTAAGCATCATTTTTCTGTTTTATTTAAGCAAATGAATACCGATAGTATTGCTGCTGGCCGTGGCGATGGCTTTGCTTTCAATTCTATCATTGAGCTGCGTTCAGCTTTGCGCTTTTGCTTGAGACAAGCTTATATAACGAATGCTGAATTTGAAGCATTGCGTCCTAGTGACTTTGCGAATGACTACCAACCAAGAGAGCACTTTTTAACTATACATGAGTGCCGGCTTATTTGGTCTAATATTGACAACCTTGCTCTTACCGATAGAAACAAAGTTATCCTTAAATGCGCTATGATTTTTGGTTGTCGTATTAGTGAACTGTATACAGCACATAAAACTGATTTTGATTTAGAAGAGAAGTTATTCACCGTTAGGCGTGAAAATACTAAAGGGAAAACACAGTCAATAGTTAGGCCTATTCCAGATGTTTTGATTAATGACCTTCAGTATCTGAAAGACCTTAGTCCAGGCTTCATTCATATGTTCCATAACCGTGGAGGGGATAAGCCAGCGAGTGGCTCAAGTGTAAGCACAATAGCTAATACATGCTATGAAGAAATTGAGGGTGTTAGGCCATTCAGGATGCACGATTTTAGACGAACCTTATCAACTCACTTAACAGACGCAGGTTGTCCATTGCAGTTTACTGAGAAGTTACTAGGCCATAAAATGAAAGGGGTGCTTGCTATCTATAACAAATCACCCATGCTCGACGGTTTGACACTATGGTTAGATAACTGGGTAGCAATGATTACAGAGTAAAATCAATTTTCAGGAACGTAGTTACATTCGAGTTTAATATTATTAAACCGGGCTTTTTCTTCGTTTCTCCATTTATCATAGACTTCAGATTCCAAAGGGAATCGTTTGGGTTTTCTGATACCATATTTTTTAGTTGGTTTTTGCGGTTCGGGATGGTTTTCGGTTGCCGTTATATATGGTTTTTTGGATGCAGGTATTGTTGATTCAATCAAATGAATTGAGCTTGTATTAATTGCTTTTACATTACTTTCACTCAAAGACCAAAAAAATGAAAATGGGCCGCTTGAACCAATATAACTAAGACAAGAAATGCTTGTTTCATTCTTTCCGTATTTCACGGTTTGTATTTCCATCTTACCTTCCTTTATTAAGTGCGGGGCCAAAGAGGTGTTATTTAGAATGGTAAATGCTGTATAAGTTATTATTAAAAATCCGACAAGATAAACAGGTTTTTTAAAGCTTTTTATTGATTCGCGAATAGGATCTAACATTCTAATTTCATCATGAAATAAGATGATGTCCACTATTGAGTACACAACCAAACCGCACAGCAATAAAAACATAAAACTATCTAGCGATGCAGTTATCTTTCTTATGCCTAAAATTAGATAGTCAGAAAGAGTGGCGTATGCAAAAAAATCAATTCCAAATACTGAAAATAACTGATTTGTAGCGGATAAACTGATAATTAAACACAGCGCTAAAATTACACTTGAAAAAATAGCACTGTATGTTTTGAAGTTATCAATAAGGTGTTGGATATGGTTGTTCATAATTGCGCTGTAGGATTAAATATCTCAATTTAACAGATTAAAGCATTAATAACATTATAATTACTTGCGCTTTAACCTGTTAAGTCTTCTCATTAAATAGACCCTTTGTAACAATTAAAATGCTTTGACTAATAAGCATATATTATGCGCTTTGTTTTAATGATTCGTCTAAATCAGCGTAATGCTGATCTATTACGGTTTTTAACCAGCGATGTGGCCTACCTTCAATGGTAGGCTTCATAAAGTCACCTTTAGCAACCTGCTTTCTTAAGTAGTCTTCTGTTACACCTTCCATAGCGGCAACTTCTTTCGTTGTGTAAAATTTACTTGATGGTAAGCTCATAAATCACCTGTATTTAATTTAAATTTCGCAAAAAAAAGCGGGTAAATAGGACATAGTCAATAGGGTATCTATTTCCGCAATTATCACTTTCAACTTTGGCCCATGAAGCAAGTAAGCTCATAAAGAACCATATAAATAGAAAAATAATAGAGATAAAAATAATTCTATATTTTTTAGCTTTCATAGTTCATCTACCTTCATATTCTCTGAGACGTTGACTCTCTTTACTGGCTATTTCTATATGCGGCTTCAATAGCTTACGATTTGCTTTGCCTATCTCGCTACTTGATATATCTAGCCCTTTAAAAGTTTTGGTTTTATTATGCTCATCTTGAATTATCTCGTTGCGTTCAAAATCGCGCATTTCGATCACTTCATCAAAATGATCTTCACAAGCTATAGCGCCTCGATATTCATAAGCTTCATGGCTTTCAAGCGTTTTTTTACACTTGCTACATATATAAGCCATAAATCACCTATGCTGTTTTCTTGTTATCAATCGGGTTTGAAGCCAAATAGATGGCACTGTTTATATGTCCTGCCACTATCTCTAAACGCTCTGCAAAATCTTCGTCTTGTTCTGGTATTTCCATATCGTAATAAGTGCGTCCGTTCACTGTGCTGTAGTAAATTCGTATCTTTGGCTCTGTCATTACATCATTCATGTAAAGCTGAAATAGCTTCACAGGTTCACCTGGTTTATCAGGCATTGCTATTCGCATCTGTCGAAATAGATGCGTTAAATACTGTTTGCAAGTTGGTCGTTTTTTCATGGCTCTACCTCTTTTGCAGGAATGATTAAAAACTCATGTTCGCTGATCTGTATCTGATTGCCAAAATCCAATAAGTCACCACTTTCCAACAGATTTTTACAGGCAAAAAGATAGTCAAAATTGCCTGATTGGATAGCCTTATCAAGTAGCGTAATCATCACTAGCTCCTTTAATTTTTCTGACTCAAAGGTTCTGAAGTTAAGAGCGCAAACGTGCAGCCCTGAGGCGCTATTTATTTCCTCCTCTTTTTTATACATGTCAGCAAAGAAATTAATGGCTTTTTCTGTATCAACAACGTTTGCAGAAAAACTAACTTTGCAACCTTTCTTAAATAGTTCAGTAAGATGATCTGTCATTGGTTTGTTTTTCCTTTATCATCAAGCTTTGCAGCCTCTTTAGGTTTAAGCGCAAACCAGTTATGCGCTCGGCGTTTAACTTGTGGTTTCATGAATAATTTCACACTTTCTTTGTTTGTTTCGATACACAAAAGCCATCAAAGCTGCTGCTTCAGTACTTCCTGTTTTCGAAATATATGCATCGATACCATCTTTATTAAATAGTTCTATTTCTGCAGGTGTTAGGTAATGCCCTGCATGTATTTCACAATTGAGTAGTTTCATTGCTCTATCATTTTGAGATAGGTCTACGGTTTCAGTTGAAGGTGTGTAATATAGAACTGCGTAAATTGTGTTTAGGCTGTGATCTACCACCGTTGAGATATGTTCAGGTTGATAGCCTATATCTCTAAGAGTACAAATAAGTGCACGATCATATGAATTTACCTTTGAAAGGTGATTATCACTTCCATACTTCCTGAAAGATAAGCCATGTTTTTTGCAGTAATTGATAACGTTTGATTTAGAACAGCTCAATTGATTTGCGGCTTCTTCAATTGTAAGTTTATTGTTTATGCATTTGTTTAATTGATGTATAAACAACTCTTCATTTTCTATTCTTCTAAGGCGGTTCAATCCTATTTTTTTTCGTCTTGATTGAACCTGAGTTGACTTAATTGTCATTTCGTTAGCTATTTCTTGATCGCTTAAGCCTCTATGGAATAGTTCTTGGAGTTTTTCCTCTTCAAAGTTAAGCCAGAGAATATGTCCTCTTATGTAGTGATGGTACAAGCTTGCTACCTGTTGAACACAGCTATTCAACTTTAACGCTATCTGCTCAAATGAAGTGCGAGGCGCTTTAGATTTTTCTTCAATAATGCCCAAAATTAGAAGATCTCTTTCTGATTCAGCCTTTTTTTTGAGCTCTTCAATTGTATATCTAGTCATGCCGCTTTCGCCCTTTTATTTAATTTACCCACTTCATTACCCCAAACAGACCAGCCTTTAACACGCTTACGAGAAAATAACTCAATACGAGGCACATCACCTGCGAGCTCTACGCATGCCTCTCTAAACTCGTTTGGCTTTTCGCTATGCTGACCCACCTTAAAAGCACCGCTAAATATTGTGTGCTTCAAAACTTCATCTAAGCTTTCAGGATCGTAGTGACCTACAGCTCTAACTGAGTGGCTTGCAACTTTTGGCTTGCCTTTAATTGCGATAATGGCTGACTCACTTCCACCGCGGGTCCAAAAGCCCATACCAAAAAATGGAATGTTATTTACAGTTAGCTTGTTCCATACAAAGCCATTCATATTTTTAAGTGTAAAACCCCATGCTTTCACAACGTCTAAGGCTTCTTGTGGCATTGCGCCGACATACCACAGAACCAATATGCAATCTTCGGCTGCAATGTCGTCAATAGGCATCGCTTTTAGCTCTTCTACGCTCATTGTTGACTTGTAGTGATGAGCTGCGCCGCTTTTCATGCTTCCGCCTGTTTTCTTATTACTGAATTGCCAGGCAGGATCAGAGTAAATAAGGTTAAATTTTTGGCCGTTAAATTGTTCAAACATGGGGCTCTCCTTACATGCACATTAAGAGTGCAGGGTGCTGCAAGCCGATGGGGGCGAACGGGATATCATCATCTATAAAATCCATAGGTGGCTCCATTGGGTTTTGTGGCCCGCCGTACTGCTGTGATTGTTGCGGTTTAGGGGTAAATCCACCTTGCGAATTGTTATTACGAGCATTGCTTTGACGTTGATTGTTCTGTTGTCCGCCTTGATGGTGACTTCTTTGTTGCTGTCCACCTTGATATCCGCCTTGTTGATGACCGCCCTGATAACCACCACCTTGATAGCCAGTTCCTTGATGTTGATCGTTACTACGGCCACCAAGCATCTGCATCTGTCCGCCCATGTCGACAACGATTTCTGTTGTGTATTTTTCTTGGCCTGATTGGTCGGTCCATTTGCGAGTTTGTATACGACCTTCAATGTAAATCTGTGAACCTTTACGCAAGTATTCACCGGCCACTTCAGCAAGTTTCCCGAACAAAATGACGCGATGCCATTCTGTGCGCTCTTGCAATTGTCCTGTATTCTTATCCTTCCAGCTATCAGTTGTAGCCACACTGATATTTGCCACGCCATTGCCATTAGGCATGTAACGCACTTCAGGATCTTGGCCTAAGTTGCCAACTAAGATTACTTTATTAACTCCGCGAGCCATGGTTTACTCCTTACTTAACTAATACTTCTCGAGCGCCGTTATGACCTGGCGCGGTGATGATGCCGTTTGCTTCAAGCTGTTCAACTAATCGAGCAGCTCGGTTATAGCCAATTCGAAATTTACGCTGAATACGTGAAACAGATGCGTGCTGTGATTTTTGAACAAACTCTACTGCTTCGTTATAGAATTCATCATTGCCATTTTTGTCTTGAAATTTTGAGAGCAATGATTCGTTAGTATCGTCTTGATCTTCAGGGAACCCATTGACAAGGCCACCATTTGTAAGCTCGGTCACCATTTCGACCAATTCACTTGCAATTAAAATGAAGTCTGCATCTAACTTAATTGGCATATCTTCAGCAGGAATATCAGCGTTTTCTTCTTTCAGTGTGTCTGAATAGCCAACTTGTTTGATGGCACCATCATTTTGGAAGTTAAACTTGATACGGTCTTTCCAGTTAAGAGCTAGTTTTGTTACTCGCTTACCCAAATCTAAATGAGCTTTAATTTCGTCACCTTGTAAGTCATGACCTTTCAGTTTTACAATAGCGCCACTATCGTCTGCTTCTTGCATTTCTGCATCAGTGCCAATTGAGAAGTTGGCTGGGGTAGAAAAGTTAGTTAACCAATCAGTAAGAAAGACATCCAAATCAAATTCGCCAAATGCTGGAACGATTGGCAGGGTGCCAAGTGACTTACGCAATAGGGCGGTGAGCTCTTCAGCTTTTCCAAAACTAGCGCTGTTAACCACTAATAAACCGCTGTCCATGTCAATGAATGCGTATTGTAGGCTTGATTTAGTAAACGCTTGAGGTAGCAGCGTGTGCAAAGTGTTTTCTTTTAGTTCGTCACGTTCTTTCTTCTTAACAGTGCGATTTTCCTCAAGTTCAATTTGCTCAATTTTTTCCGCAACTATTTCATTAATTACAGCCGCTGGAAGAACTTTTTCTTCACGTTTAGCGCACACTAGGATTTTGCGATTTGAAAAGTGGCATAGTGCTTCACCATGTTTCCCAAAAGCTTTAGTCCAACCTAAAGTTGACAACTCTTGTTCACCACAGTGACGAAACATATCTTGCTCAAGTGCTTCGTTGAATTGTTCATTATTGAACTCAATTTCTTGCTTGAATTTATAAATTATTAAATTTGAAAAAAGCATAAAATTACCTTTAAAAAAATTCTTCATTGATGAGCTCTTGAGTGAAATTTTGTTCAAGAGGCACCCACTCAAAAATTGGTTTTTTAGTACGCTTGGAGTATTGCAAGGCACCTTTTTTATCTGCTTTATGTACTCGTCTCATACCTTTTAAAGCTCGTATATCGCCCGTTTTATTTGCTAGCTCTATAAAGTCATCAACTAGGCTTGGACTTGATAATTCGCCGCTGACAGCTGTAGGTTTTGACTTTAAAAACAATTCTTCAGTCATAACCTCAACCAGTTGTTTGTGCTGTGCTGGATTTTTTGGCGCAAGTTCGCCACGCATAGCATTTACCTTCTTTTCAGCAGCGGCTTTAGATTTCTTTTTACTTACGCCAAAGACACAAAACATACTGGACCTACTTGGTTGTGAGCCAGACAACGGTGGCAACTAAAATCACAATTGCCCCAATGACAGCAGTTAATTTGAAGAACTCTTTACGTTTTCGAGCTTTACAAGCACGTGTTGAGTTGCCGCGGATTGCCATGTAATCGTGCATCATAGTTAAGCCGCTCTATCTGCGTGAGTTAATGGTTTTATGCCGCCTAGAACCTCTATTAGGCTGTGCATCTTTCTGCACGTTTTAAAAGCCTCAGCTCTATTTCGAGTAAATTTCCCACCTGGTAAAACCCAACCTTCTACGTCTTCTTTTTTTGCACTTACTACTATTGCTGACCCAAAAATGATGTTGTTACATCGCAAGTGCTGAGTCATACGGTGTTGGGCTATTCTTGTTACTGATGACATAGTTTCTCCCCTTAAATGGCGCGCCCGAAGGCGCTAAATTTGTTTAAAGTTTGGAATTAAGCCGCAAGCGCTTTGTTTAATTCAGCTTCTAAGAATGCGATGTGACTTTCAGCTACTTCGAGCTGATCACAAACGCGGTCTAATTCATCGTTCTCTGCTCGGTCCATTGCACTCGGCCATAAGTCCAGAGGGATATAGCCATCAGTATTAGTTGTAGTTTCAAAAACATCTGACTTGATTGTCCCGCCTAGAAGCGGTGCATCTTGAGATTGAAGTTGGTTATCTTCTTGTTGTTCAAATTGAGCCTGCTGAACGCTATGCACATCTTGGTTGGTAGCTTGCTCTTCAATTGGCTGAGCAACTGAGTTAACAGATTCAAGTTGTATGGCTTGTGTAAGCATCATTCGCAATTGCTGAATTACCTGTGCTTGAAGCTGAATAACTTCATCTAGACGTGGTCCAAAGTCACTTTCAGTAGGTGTGTAGTTTTCTAACTGAGTAATACGGTCTTGGATCACTTGGCTAGACTTGCCAAAGAAATCCATAGGGCTGTTACGCAATTTATTAATGCGGTTTTCAATAGTACGCTCTTTTTCAATTTGCTCTTCTTTGGCGCGTAACTCAGCACGTTCAGCTTCAACTTTTTCGTTAGCTTTTGCTGTCTGATACATTTCATTAAGTGTTTCGATCACTTCTTTTTTAGCGTCGATAGCTTCATGAATAATGTCTTTGTGGAATGAATCAGTTTCGATGAGATCTACTGACTCCAGTGCATCAGCGATATACTGAGAGTCTTTGCCTTTACATTGCTGAATAAAGCCTTTGAACTCAGCAATATCTAGGCGTTGCTTATCTAGCATCGCTTCGTGTTCTGCTTTAATGCGTGCAGCTTCTTCTTTACGGCGTTTATCCTCTGCTTCAAACGCTGTAATGATAGGATTGTAAATAACATCAATTTTATTTATTAAGTCATCACCGTGATCTTTTAGCTCACTAGTGAAGCTGATTCGACGATCATTGATTGCCTTTGCTAGCTTGTTACGCTCAGTTCGAATTTTACGGGCTTCTTTGAAGTCATCATCATCTTGCATATCAAGTTTTAAAGACTTCGGGTACTTCTTACGAAGTTCTGCCAGACCTTGCTTTGTTAGGTCTTCTTGAAATACGACTTCTACTAGGCTTGTTGCAGTGCTTTGCTTTGCTGTAGTCATGGTGCTATGCTCCATTTAGTTTCTTAGGTTGATTAGTGCTTGTTGATGCGCTTCGTTTACCTGGCTAACAAAATTGGTTGCGTCAATTTTGTTGGCTCTACAATGGCCCTCAACCTCTTGAAGCAGTTTCTTGTGGTTAAGGTTTAAAATTGATTCGTTCTCAGCGCTTGTGATCAGGTCGCTGATTTTCGTGTTAATCCAATTCAAAAACTTTTTGTTTTTATTTATTGCTTCGTCTTGGTTTAGCTTTTCAAGCTCAGCCTTTTTGCGGTCTTTGATTGCTATCGCTTTGTCACGAATATCGATTCTGTTTACAGCTTCAGCGTATTTGTATGCTTTGTTATAAGCTTCACGCATTGATTCCATTAACTCTGCGGACTCAATTGCTTCTAAGTACTTATCGAATTTCGCTTTTGGTAACGCCCAATCTGGTAGTAGTGGAGGAAACCATTGCGCTTCCATTTTTGGGCCGTTTTTCTGTTGCTTATTAAGCGGAATGCGTATGTATTCACCATCACACTCGAAACGGTTATTAACTGGTGAGCAAGTTGCAAACTCTGACTCAAGAGAGTAGAGGTAACGGCCAATACCAAATTGAACGGCTGTTCGCTTCATAGCGCCTGACAGAGCGCCTTTAAGTGGCTCTATATTTGTGTACTCTGCGCCATCCCACTTAGTTACCCATTTATCTCCAATGCGAACTTTTAACCCGCAAAGGTAGCCTTTACCGTTAGATGCTTCTTGATAGACATTTTCCCAGCCATCCAGACCTAGAACGTCATCTAATCGTTGTTGGATTGCGCGGTTAGTGATGTATGGAATAACCATTACCCAAGGCTTTTGATTGTTAGATACACCGCTTTGTTGAACACGCCATTCAATGTCATGTTCTTCAAAAGGATCGGCTAATAAGCGCTGAGTTTCTTTAACGTCATGCATTGGCTTAGCTCGCTAATTTGATTAGTGGAGCAAGCAACTTGTCTTGCTTTTTGTATGCAATAACTAAGTCGAATGCTTTTTGGAGAGCTGCTATTGCATCGTTATCAGTTAAGTAAATAGTTATTGATTGTTCGCATTTACCGTTTACGTAAATAAACACGCAAATTGATGGGTCCGTTGCTGTGGTTACAACATTCACATGCACACAATTGCGAAAGTTGAATGACTCAACCGCTAATGCTGCAATAAGTGTTTTTGCTTCTAGCGATATATGAGTAAAAGCATTTTGTTTGGTGTTGCTATCCATGTTGATACCTTTGTTCATTTTTCTAAACTTTATTTAAGTTTATATATGCAAACAAATCTGTCAACAAAAAAGTTCAAAAAACTAAACTTTTAATTCGGAGTTATAAATTTCTATTGGTGTTTCTGTGTGCTTAAGAATGTTTAAACGCGAATGTTGATATATAGCTATTTATTGTTTAGGGTTAGTTAAGACCTAAGTTAAGCGACGTGATTTATATGGATATAATTTTAATTATTGGTGGGATTTTCGTAGTTTGGTATTTACTTGATAATCGTGACACAGATAAAACAAAGACTAAAGAAAAAAGATATGAGCGGTTTGAAACTGAGAATGGTTATGTAGAACGCGAACAAACAAGAGTTTTTACTAGTTCTTCTACAAAATTCAATGTAAATAATGAGAAGCTAGAGAAGCCTATAGACCATATTCCAAAAGTATCATCCAACGTTCAACAGCCCTTAGAACATAAACCAGACCTGATTTCTAGGCAAGAAGCAGCAGTTATTCAGCGTAATGCTGGTTCAAAAACCAAAAAGTGTTCCAAGTGCCTAAATAACCTTGCAATCTCATCCTTTGGGCAAAGCGAAAGAAATAAGGACGGTTTAACCAAGTGGTGCCTTGACTGCTTGAGAGCTGATAATAGCAGGAAGCAAATAAAGTATAAGATTTGCTCTGGTTGTGGGAAAAGGCGAAGAGGTACAAGTTTCTACCATTCTAATAAGACTCAAGATGGTCTTACAAAATGGTGCAAATCTTGTCATAGAGGCTAGTTAAAAATCTTGTATGACTTGTTTGACTACCCCAATGATAGTGCAGTTTCCATTGATAGGCATTGTCGGGTAGCTGTTATTAAATGGCTTTAAGTATTTCGCACCTCCATCAATAACTAATTGCTTTAAAGTTGCTTCGTTGCTGTCTTCTAGTCTTGCGACGATTACTTTTCCATGTTCAGCTTGCATGTTCGGGTCAACTATTATTACAGAGCCCTCAGGTATTGACTTCCCACCCGTAAAACTCGTCATACTGTCACCTTTAACACGAAGTGCAAATGCTTCATCACTAACATTTGCTGTATGTTGATAGAAAGTGATGTCAGATGCTTGTTGCAAACTTTCCAAATCAATTTCTTTCCATTTGCCAGCCTGGACCCAAGATATTAGAGGGGCCTTGCCTCTAAGGTCTGGGCCTAGCTCTAATTCTAGGTTTTTATTGGGTAACCCTTTTCCTTCAATTAACCATGTAAGATTACAGCGTAAAAACTTAGCTAATCTAACAGCGTTTTCGCCTCTAGGCTTGCTTACACCATTACGCCACTGACTTACGGTTCCCTTAGAGATTTTCAGTTTGTTGACTATATCAATTCCCTTAACACCCTCAGATTTCATCTGTGCTTCTAAACGTTCTTGAAATGTCATTTTTATATTCTCTAAGTATAGTTATCTAAACATCTTACTATTTTATTGGTTCACTTTGCTTGACTTGTAAATGTTCATAAAACTATACTTCTCGCATACTTATTTAGGAGATGTATATGAAAACCAGCGATGCAGTTTCATATTTTGGTAGTAAGTCAAAGTTAGCTAAAGCTTTTTCTCCACCGTTAAGCAAAGGATCAATAACCCACTGGACAAATGATGGTCGAGTTCCTCGCGGTCGGGCTTTTGAACTTCAAATGATCACAAAGGGGGCGCTTAAAGTTGATCTGTCTCTTTATGAGAATGAGCAGCCTAAGTCAGCAGCATAAGGAATAATATAAATGCTTTTATCTAAAAAAAGTACGTGTGCTCATGCACCAGCCGCACGATGCCCAATGGCAGCAGCTGAGAGTTATAAGAATGATTACAACATTGCTGAACTGGCTAGACAGATGGGTATGAATCCAACGGTCCTTAGAAGCAAGTTGGATGATGGTTGTGATACTCACATTCTTGGGTACCGACAAATTATTGCAATGTCAGACCTAACACAAGACTACCGTTCACTAGAAGCCTGGGCATTTAGTGTAGGAAAAACGGTTGTTGATTTACCTGATGTTGGTTTATCAGATGAAGAACTAGCAGACCAAATACTTCAGTTACAAGCCGCATGTGGTGACTTTGCCAAAGCTGTTCACACTTCACGTTCTGATGGCGTTATTACCGAATCAAATTTCGATGTTATTCAAAAGCGAGCGCAACAAGCTATTACAGCTATTTTGCATGTGACCGCAGAGCTTGAGCAAATGGTCCGTCCCGATCCAAATGAACCTGCTTCAGTGAAAGCTACATCATTGAAGGTAGCTTGAATATGAGTGACGAGCTCATGAGCTTTATTAATGAAGATACGCCGCCACCTTGGCTGCATCTAGTTGATAAACCCATTTTTACAACGGAGCTTAAATGGGCTGAATGGCCTGAATCAAAACTTAGGGAATTCCGAGATCTGTTTTGCGAGCATGGCGAAGTGCGCCTTGATCGCATTATCTATTGGGACTTCATACCCACAGGGGCAAATGTACACCGATTGGTCATGAAACCAACTAGGCGGTTTATTGAATTTTGCTTTGCACACCGGGCAGAGCACAGGTGGTAAGTGATCAATATTTGGCATGTTTAGTCCTTTTGTTTGCTGTTTGTTTATTCGCATATTCATCCTAGCAAACGAAAGGACACTTTTTAATCAATATATGAAGGTGGTTTTACATGAGCGATAACAATTTAAATCTGGTTGATGGCAAGTTTTATTCGTTCTCTTTTAATGGGCGCACCTGTGCGGGTGTTTTTATCGAGGCGCTTGTAGAAGATACGGACGAAGAATCAGGTTTTTACTGTAATGGTAAAGCTATTTGCTCATTAACTGACGCTCAACAAATTACGCCTTTATATAGCGAGGGTGATTTCCCTAAAGCTAAAGATGAAGTTCGATTATCAGATGGGAAAAAAAGAGATAGCTATATCAAATATGACGAGGCAGCAAAAGGACTTGGCGAGCTAATAAGTACAAAGGCAGATGAATTGGGTTTTCATGGCAGTGCTCGTGATGGGTTTGTTCTTGATGTTACGAATTATGTGGAAGGCCTACGAAAAGGATCCGTAAGCCGGTAAATGAGTCGTGGGTTAACAGCCAACTTTGCCTTGGTCATATACAGAAGAAGATTTTTTGAACTCTTTTTCAAAATCGACTTTAAGAAGTTCTAGGCCTTTTGAAGTTAAGTAGTAATTCGCGTTATCTGCGTGATCGCCTTCAAACATCAAGTAGTTATTTGCTGCTAGGTAATAAAGGGTTGCTCTTAGCAAAGGTATATCATTCTTTGCATCGAAGTCTGGGGCTTCATAACGTTGAAGGTGGATCTTTAGTGGTAATGGGAATTGCTCAGCGAGGGTATTTAAAAGCGGTTTAGCAATTCTATTAAAAGAAGAAATATCGAAGTTCATTTTTAGTCCTTTTGTGTGGCTGGTTTTTGTAATTCGCACTTGCATGCTAGCAGACAAAAGGGCGCTTTAAAATTGGCAGTTTGTGATGTGTTAACTGTGAAAGGTTAGCAATGGTGAGGGTGCCTAGCCACCGTTGTGGGTGGCTAGGACTTTCTTATAAGAGCCCTGCAGTGTATAGCGCTAAAACCATCGATGCTAATGCATAGATAATTTTAGAGATATCTACAGTGATCTTAACAGAGACTTGAAACTTCATGAGAAATCTCACTCTATCACAAGTCGCCGAGCGCTCAGCGACCAATGAAAATTTGGCCGACGAGTTCCGAGCCTTGCAAACTCGGAGGCAAGGGAGGGGAGTCTATTAGTCCCTAATCACGTCTAGGGCAACGGTCTGTGCAAGCCAATAGACTAACTCTCCCTGTCGCTACCGCCTATAGCGAACATACAGAATGTGTGTTTTTTAAAATTTATTCAAGTAGTTAATGGAGTCGTAATGGATGCAGCTGATAACGCTCAAATTGAAATAGAGCGAGAACAAGAAAGACAGTTAGCGAAGTTAAAACAAGAAGATATTCAAGAGTCATTAGATTGTATTGAGTGCGGTGCTGATATTCCTGAAGAGCGTAGAAAGGCAGTTAAAACGAATTTGTGTATTGGATGCGCTGAACTTCAAGAAATACAAAGACGGCAGTTTAGGCGTTGAGTATGAGCTTTATAGTTCGTCACTCTATAAGCATTGGGGTGCTGTTGATGGTGATAAGTACTCTCGTCAGTAAACATAAAACAATTTCTGATTTATTAGCCATGTTAGCTGTGATGGCTTTTGTAATTGACTTAATTGGTTGCGTGGTTATTGGAAGAAGAAAACTGAATAAAGCAAATGAATTTAAGGCGCGAGCTACAGCAAAGGCTGATGTAACTCGCAGATAAAACAAAACCCGCATCAGCTTTGGTCGGCACGATAGCGGGTTCAGTAATAACAGGAGTAAGTATGGCTAATTTAGCAGAGATTTACAAGTTCCCATGTAGCCAGGAGCAAACAAAACAGGCCGAGGTCGTTACTGTGGCAAGTTTAGAAAAAGGCTTTACGCGCCTAGCAAATACATTGCTGGATGCTGCGATTAGTCACGATATGACAAAGCGTCAATATAAGGTGTTTCTAGCAGTCATACGTAAGACGTATGGCTTTCAGAAGAAGCGTGACCGCATTAGTGGCTCTCAGTTATCTGAGATTACTAATATGCCAAGAGCGCGCTGTAGCGAAGTATTGAACGAATTGATTGAAATGAAGCTGATTATCCGTACAGGCGGAACTCAAGGCGAAATAGAAATCAATAAAAAAACGAGTGAATGGACAGAGCATAAACCTAAGAAGTGTTACCAAAACAGTACTAGCAAAAAACCAAAACAGTACAGTACTGAAACAGTAACACTTACTAGTACTGAAACGGTAACACATGCTAGTACTGAAACAGTACACACAAAAGAAAGTCTTAAAGACAACTCTAAAGATAAAGAATTAACTAAAGTTAATTCTTGCTCAGAGCAAGGCTCTGAACCAGCCGTCGCATGGATACCGACAAACAAAAAAGATGAACGCTACGAAATAACTCAAACCCAAATTGATGAATGGTCTGAAACGTATCCGGCAGTAAATGTTTTACAGCAGCTACGAGAAATGTATTCGTGGAGTAATGCAAATCCCACTCGTCGTAAAACACAGCGAGGTATGCCGCGATTTATTGTTAGCTGGTTATCGAGAGAGCAGGACCGCCCATCAGCACCAAGTCATTTTAGCCAACGCAAATCTAACAACGTTGGTGACCAACTAGCTGCAATGCAAGCAGCGGTGGCACACATGCCAGCACTTCATGATGACGAGGTGATCGGATGAACAATCAAGTATCGACACTCAATCAATCGCAACGTTGTCCTGATCAAGCGCTTGCAAGCCTGATCGGTGGTGAGATATTGCCAGCGCTAAGAGCTTACTACCCAGCAAGTGATTTTAATTGGCGTGGAAACTTAGAGCAGACAGCAATTGAATATGCGAATCAACTTTTTGGCATGAAGTTTTTGGTAAAGGAAATCAGAGCTGCGCTTAACTTAGCTAGAACACGATCTGTTTCAGAACGTCACGCGCCAAACCCCATTGAATTTAAAATTTTATGCTTGCATGCCCGCGGTATGCCAACACTTGCGCAATGCATGGCTGAGATAAACGACCAACGAATTAAAAACTACGGCAAGGACAAAGAATGGTCTGAGCCTTTAGTTTACTGGCTTAACCAAAGTATTGCTGCAGCAAGAGCAAATCTTACTGATAGCGCTTGGCAGAAAATGGCTAAAGAGAAATACACAAACCTTGCAGAGCTATATGGCAAAGGAGAACTGAGCCCTATACCGCTAAAGCTTGAGTACTCAGCACCACCGGCTTACTTGAAGTACGTGGGGTGAGCCATGAAGTCTTACGAACAAGACCAAAAGCAATTCATCCGTGCACTAAAAGAGATTTTAGGTGATGGGTATTGGCTTGCAGTCGTTGAAGCGCGTAAGGCCAAGGAAGCGGTGCTTAAAGGAATAAATGACCCAAGCGCAAGAGACTTAAATGCAGCTACTGCAGCAGGCAATAGAATAATGGCCAGAGCAGCAAAACTTGCTGGTGTTCAAAGTGTTCCTCAGTACATCAAAGATCAGAAAGAAGCATTTAAGCAGGAAAAGATAAAACGTGAAGAGTCCCGCCGTCAGCATCGTAAAGCTGCAAATCAAATGAGTAATGTAAAAGCTCACCCGGGTAACTTCACATCAAATAAAGTTCCATCACATCAGGGTTATTCGCTCAACGCTGAAATGGAAAAAACATTTAAACAAGCAAGAACCGCATAGAGGTTAATCATGGCACAAGTTAAGAAAAGCACATTACAGCAACTATCACCAACCGGCGAGCTGATCAGTGATGGGTTCCTATCAGCTGCAAAAGGGCATGCAGCAAAAGCTATCCAAGAGGGAAGCCAGGCAAATGTGAATAAAGCAATTGAACTACTGGTTAAGTCAACAACAGTGATCACTGAGCGATACAACTTGCCCCGTGATTTACGTGACTCAATGCTAGCTGCAACTGCAGAAGTATTGAAACTGGCACATCAAGAGGAAGTAGCCAAACAAGAGTCAGCAAAAGAACCTGAGAAGGCTGCGTAAATGGCAAAGAAAGTAATAACGGCTACTAATGCGCAGTATTACTTGCCTCAAATAGGGCAAGCAGTAAGAGATATGCTGCGCTTTGGTAAAGACGTTGTGATTGAGTTCAAAGAATTCAAGGCAAAGCGTTCTTTAGCTCAAAACCGACTTATGTGGGTATGGAATCAGGAAATAGCTGAACACTTGCGAGAGCATTTTGGACAAGAAAACAGCTCAGAAGATGTTCACGAAGTATTTGTGCGCAAAAAGTTTGGTGTGCGCGTTATCCAAGCAGGCAATGAAGAGCCAATCATTGTCAGAAAACGCACTCGAAAATTGAATACCAAAGAGTTTACTGAATACCTCAATTGGCTAGAGCAATACTGCGCAGAGTACTTAGAGCTAATGCTAACAAGGCCTGACGATTTATACATGCTCGCTCTATATGGGGAAACAAATGTCGCTCATTAGTAAGAAAATTCGAAATAGCGCCAGAGGCCAACAATGCCAAGTGCGCATACCTGGTGTGTGCAATGGCAATAGTGAAACAGTGGTACTTGCGCATGTAGGGAAAGGCTCAGGTATGGGCCAGAAGTGTGATGACATACATGCAACGTATGCGTGCTCAGCATGCCACGATGTTATTGATAACAGAACCCGAGCAGGTGATCCGCGTATCAATCGTTTGTATGCATATGAAGGGATGATCAGAACGCAATCAATTCTATTAGAGCAAGGTTTAATCGAGGTACCAAGCGCATGCTAACTATTGGAATAGATCCCGACTTTGTGAAAAGTGGTATTGCTGTCATTCAAGGAAAAACTATTTTACACCTTGAATCACTGAGCTTTGTTGACCTATTTGAATACATCGCTGCAGCTGGCCCAAAAGAGTCAATCACAATCAAAGTAGAAAACCCCGAAGCAATAAAGCCACTATTCGGTGAGAAAGTTAAGAACAAGCGCTCTGTACGCGAAAAAATTTGCCAAGACGTAGGAGCGTGTAAAGCGACTGCTCGACTAATTTGTGAAGTACTTGAAAGCCAAGGTTACCGAGTTACTAAAGTAAGACCTCTTAAAGGGCAACATAAGCGACAAGCTAAAAAAGATGGAAATTACTTTAATAAAATCACTGGATGGCAAGGCCGAACAAACGAAGACAAACGTGACGCAGCAATGATTGCGCTTTGGGGGTAAATAGAATGCAGCCGATTAAACTACTAGCAAAACTAACAACTAAAACACTTAATCTAACTGGTACGTTTGGCGGCAGCGGTCAAGACGTTATCGATTGGAGAACGGCAGCACATGCACTTGCTGGACTGCCACCATGTCAAACAAGCTGGGCTTACTTTCGATATGTAGGTGAAGAGCAGAGGCTTAAACGCGTAGTGCGCTCTTTAACGATGCATGCAACCTTGTTTATCAAAATACGACAGTACAAGATAAAGCCAGAAACATTGAACGGCCTGGTAATGTCGGCAATATATGAGCACGTACAGCCGGTATGTAATGAATGTGATGGAAGCGGTTTAGCACCTGGGGAGAAAGCAACAAGTCCAAGCCCTGATATTTGCATTCACTGCCATGGTAGAGGGCGTAGGCCAATATCAAAGAGAAGCCGTTGCCAGATCATCGGTATCAATCACAAAAGCTACAGCTGTGCACATGACGAAGTAACCAAAGAGCTTTTAAGGCTAATTAGTGAATGGGAGAGAGGTATATTTAAAAACATCTATGAAAAGATGGAAGATGTAGCTTAAAATAACTGGTCGGAGCAGTTGTTTTGTATTATGATGTTGATGTGGGCGATTTTATAGCCCTCAAAGTAGTTAAGGCGCTACCAAACAATCGTTTGGTAGCAATTATTCATACAGAAACTAGTACAAATAATGTTGACACTAATATTTTAAGCTAGTTTCCTCTTTAGAGGAATAAAAAATGACAAAAAAGCGAATTATAGCAGCCAAAAAAGATAAAAAAGGAAATATCATTGCTGTTAAGGGTGAAGGTAATAAGAGGTTTTATAATAAGGATCAGGCAATAAAGCTAGCGGAAAAAGGAGTGCTAGATTTAGTTGTAGTAAACCCGAGCAATAAGGATAAACACATTAGGACTCCACCCAACAAAAAGGTAAAGGATAACTTAGATAACTTACCATCATCATAACATCATTAAGCCCAGTAGTCTGGGCTTTTACTTTTCCGCTTTTAACTTTTTAAAACAAGACATTTGCAAATTTTCTGCGCACTATTACTGCGCAGTATCTCATATTCCACTTTAGCTATTTGATTTAATTAATATATAAAATAAAGCATAATTACCAGAGTGCGCAGAATTACGATTAAATGCGCTATGATAAAAGAAGGTCGGCATAGCATTTAAAGGAGGTAACATGCAAAAAAAGCTCGCTAACATTAAAGTACAGCCAGTAGGATTTGGCGATTACTGTAATTTCACATTAGCTCTAGATATCGACAATGAACATTTAGAGGCTTATTTCAATAAGAATGATACCAAAGCGACGATTGCTTATAAGCTAAGAGCCTTGGCTGACAAAATTGAGCGAGATAAAAACAGTTAACCTAGCCCTAATGAAATACGAACTATACCTAGCAGGACTCAGAATTTACTGATTTTAATATTTTGAGAAACCACTAATTATTAATGTTATGTAAAACTCAAAAACAGGTAGAGCTATGAGCGTGTTGCTAAGTAATGTAATTAAAGGAGATAGTTATAATGCATTTCAAAATGGAGTTGCGGGGTTAATTGAAAAGAACAAAGATGCAACTTTTTATGGAATAGCCAGCGGTCGTTCTATGGAAGGAGTCGGAATTTTTGACGGTGACTTGCTAATCATTGACCGCAGCGTTGATGTTAAGCAGGGCGATGTTATTGTTTGTGCGTACAACGGTGTGTTTGTTTGTAAAATTGCTGACCTCAAAAATAACTTACTGCTTTCTGCAAGCGATGAATACCCACCAGTAAAAGTTACCAAGCATGATGAGTACCTTTTTGAAGGAGTTGTGATTAGTTCTGTGCGAATGCATAGAGGAAGTGTAAAAAGTGTTGTTTAAGGGTTAGTTTATGGAAAATCTGGACTTAGTTAGTAAGCACAAGAACTATCAAGAAAAGGAATATGAAAAGTGGAGGTTTAGGTTTGAAATTTCTCTTTCGTTAACTTGGATTTTACCGTTACTGCTATTAGGTGCTCAGTTTGCACTTGTTGGAAATCAAATCGACTATGATGTAATGAAGTTATCTAATTGGGTAGGCATAGAGGCTGCGTTTGCATTACCCATTAGACTTTTTGTATTAATGGTAACTATAACAACGTTATTGGGTTTATACGCTAGAAGTTTGCAGTTTTCCGAGCAGCTAAGATTATCAAAGATGCAGCAAAATTTAGCTTTTGAACAATTAAAGATAGCTCAAAAACAGTCTGATAGACTTGAGAGTCAATTGTCACTTTACATGAAAAAAGAAAGTTTCTTGCTTTATCATGAGCATATACAAAGGTTTAAGGATAAATTAGATAATTTGTTAACGTTAAGTAAGAAAATGTTTAGGTATAATTCTAAAGTTGAAGGGGAGAGCTTGTTAATTTTATCTGAAAGGCTATACAAGCATGCTTTTCCTGAGAACACTCATCTCGAAATTCAAAATGCTAATTTGAAATCTAGTAATGTCATCTTTAATAAAGACAACCCCATAGTAAGCTTTGATAGATTAAGCCAGTTGGATACTTCAGCAAAAGGCGTTGTTTTAGAAGAGCAACTAAGAATTGTAACTGAAAACTTTATGTTTATTGGGGTACATATAAAATTACACTCAAACTCTGGTACGGATTTTGATATAGCGTTGTTTGCAATTGATTTGCAGAGGGCGTTATTTTTGATAAATATGCTAGGCTTGATGAGCGATGAACATTTCGATGAAGTCTTTTCTAAGTCTCTACCTTATTTTAAACCATTTTTTGTTGAGTCAGAAAATGACGACTCTAACTTGCAAACCCCCCAATCCTGATATAGTATTTTCCATGTTGAAGAAATCCGCTTAGTTTATGACTTGGCGGATTTTTAGTTTTAAAGGGATGTAAAATGACCGTTCAAGATGATAGTAGTACTCTGGACCTATTCAGAGAAAGATTAGCAAGCCCATTCATTTTTACTTTTTTTTGGGTTTCTTGTACTTGGAACTGGAAGCTACTTTATTGGTTCTTTTATGAGCCGTTAAAGCCAAGCCTTAAATTACAGCAAATCCCTTACGAATGGCATTACATTTACCCTTTTCTGCTTACAATAGTCATTATTGTTGTCATCCCTTGGGTAAATAACCTTGTAGAACTTTTGAAACGCTTTGCGGGCAATTGGTTTAATAAATGGCTTCATTCCAAGGGCTGGAAGGAGATGGTTTCCAATGATGAACATTTACAAATACTAGATGAATTATCTATAACTAAATCTAGGGCCCATGACTTAACAAATAAATATGATGAATTATTAAGAAGAGAAAAAGAAGTACAAAAAAGTTTAATTAAAGAGCGTGAAGAAAATTCAAAATTATTGAGTGATATTGCCACTGAAAAAGAACGCTCCAGTATTTATGAAATCTCAAGAAATGAAATAAAAGAAAAGCAGCTTGAAGCTGAAGAACTTCATCTTAAGGCTCACAACGAAGCAATAGAGTTAACAAAAGAGCTGAAAAAAAGTAGAGGCGCATACCGACAACTTCTTTTTGAAAATTCGTCAATCAATGAAAAGCTAGATGGAATTAAAGTTGAAATAAATACGCTGCAAAATATATATAAACTCGATAGTGTGAATAATATAGTCATACCGAGGCATCATGAAGTAATAGATACCATCAATAGCTTACGAAATATAAGAAAAATATTAGAAAAATAGTTTTATTGTTATTTTTAACAACCCGCACCTCGCGGGTTTTTTTATGCCTAAATTTGAGAACAAACTATGAAAGCAGGAAAACTTATAGCGCTGGGGTTTTCCGGCATTCTTGCGGCTGCAGGTGTAACAATCGCTACTTTTGAGGGCCAAGAGTTAACTGGCTATGTTGACCCTGTTGGCATTGCAACCACTTGCTATGGCCATACTGAAACAGCTGTTGTTGGCAAAGAGTACACAGAAGATGAGTGTTTGAACTTGTTAGCTGATGATTTGGCAACTCATAACGAACAGCTAATGAGCGCTATTAATACAAAGCTGAGCCAAGGCGAGCACATTGCGTATTTATCATTTCACTACAACGTAGGCTCAGGCAACTTCCAAAGCAGCACATTACTTAAAAAACTAAACAACAATGATCGCATTGGCGCTTGCAATGAGTTGTCTCGATGGATTTTTGCTAAAGGCCAAAAGTTACCAGGCTTAATCATACGAAGAGAAAAAGAGCGTTCAATATGTCTTGATGGAGTAGCAAATGTTCAAAGCACTATTCAGCAGCATTGAAAGAATCGCTATCGTCGCATTACTAGTGGCACTGGCTTACGCAACATATCAGCTTGTGACGATTGAAAACGATCTTACAGAAGCTAATAAAACGATTAAAAGTAAAAGCTTAGAGATTGATAACTTAACAATGCAAACTGAGTTCTTAGCGCAAAGCGTCGAACTAACTGAAAAGCAGAATCAAAAATTAATACGTGAGCGAGAGTCATTGTCACGCATTAATCAAGCCTACCAAGATGAAGTAAGCCAGCTAACGAACAGCTTACATACATCACAATCTGAAATCGACAAGTTACGAGAGTCAAGCGATGAAGCTATTAAACAATGGGCTAATGATAGCGTTCCTTGTGATGCTATCCGCTTGCTCAAGTACGCAAGAGCCAGCGAGTGTGACAAGGACGGTGGTACAGACAAAATACGTGTACGTAACACCGCCGGAAGAATATCTATCCAACTGTAACATCGACATTAAACAAATAGCAGGAAACGCGAGTTTGTTAGCGTATGCGCAGTATTTAGAGTTTGTCATAGATAAATGCAATGAAAACATTAAACGAACCAAACAATGGGCCAGCGAATTTAACAATGGATAAATCAACAGCAGCAGCCAGTTACACCGCAAGTATCGGTACTGGTGTCGGTGGCTTATTGTCACTTAATAACATTGCCCTTGCGCTTGGTATTTTGTTCACAGTAATAACGTTTTTAATGAACTGGCGTTATCAGAGCAAAAAGCATGAGCTTGAACTTCAGAAACGCCGTGAAGATGCTGAGTACCATAAAGCACGTATGAGAGAACTAGTGCGTGACGATGAACAAGCATTAGCTGAGTGCAAGGCAGGCTACGGTGAACAGTAGTGTCAAAATGGGACGATTTAAAGACATTATTCTTAAAGGAGCATGAAGAAAGTGGTATAGGTCCGCGTGATTTCTGTGAAAGTTACGGCCTTAATTACGCAACAGCAAGACGTTATATAAAGCTACCTCAAACCAACCTGAAGAAACAACCAAAGGCTAGAGAGCGTAAAACCAAAGAAGGTAAGCAAAAGCCCGGTGTAAAACCTGGTACTCGAAATCGGCACCTTGTAACGCATGGTGGTTATACAAAATACTTCGAGAATGAAGTAAATCAACTTGTAGAAGCCACAACCCTTGAAGATGAGCTCGCTCTTTGTCGAGCACGCATTCACATGGTTATGAAGGCCATGGAAGGGATCAATAAGAAGCTTGAAGATCCTGAAACGGATGTTGATACAGTTGCGCGGTTTTATGAGTCATTATTCAAAGCAGAGTCAGCGCTAGATAGAAACATTACACGCGTTGAATCAATTATAAAAACGCTATCAAATCTTGAAACGGACTCACTCGCACGCGGCAAGTTGATTGCTGAAACATCAAGAATATCACAACAAACTAAAGCACTGGTTCATGCAACTAAGCGCGGTAAACATCAAGCGGAAATTGCTGAACACGAAGCTACGAAAGCGAGAAAAGAAGCGGGTGGTACTAGCAAGCTTGATAACTTCATTGATAGTCGCACTGACGGCTTAGATCAGGTGGTAAGTGAATAATGCAGCCAAAGCTCGCTAAATATCCAAAAAGCACCTGGTTAACAGAAGAAGAACGCTTCACTTTAGATGATGTAGACCTGTTAGAACGTTGTGAGCCATATTTAGACTGTTGGTGGTGGCGACTAAACAACCTTTACATAATCGCTAACGAGAAAGGCCAAGAAGTTTTATTTCGTTGCCGGCTGGCACAGACCATGTTGTTTATGACCATGTGGTTTTTAAACATCATATTAAAAGCGCGTCAGTTGGGCTTTAGTACAGCTATTCAAGTTTTCATTCTTGATCACGCTATGTTTAACGATAACAGACAGTGTGGTGTTATTGCCCAAGGTAAAGATGAGGCAAGCGCGATATTCTCATCCAAGATACTTTACCCATACGAACGGTTACCAAGCTGGCTAAAGACAGGTAAGCGCTCGATTAAAAGTAAAACGGGCACTGGTATTTGGTTTAATAATGATAGCTGGGTACGTGTTGCTGTTTCGTTCCGCTCTGGAACACTTCAAGTCTTACACGTTTCCGAGTACGGCAAGATATGCGCGCAATACCCATTACGTGCAGAAGAAGTTAAAAGCGGCTCATTCAATGCTGTTCATGACGGCTCATTAATATTTGTTGAATCGACAGCAGAAGGCGCTGCAGGTAATTTTTTCGATATGTCTGTAGAAGCAATGGAGCTGCTAGAGTCAGGCATTGCATTAACGAGACAAAACTTTAAGTTTCACTTCTTTCCTTGGTTTGAAGATCCTAAGTATGTTGCAGCAGTCCCAACAAGCGGACTAAAGCTAACTAAAGAGCAAGTTAAATACTTTAAGTCAGTTGAAGCGGCTAATGGAATAACGCTCAGTGAAGAGCAAATATGTTGGTACATCGGCAAAGAACGCAACATGAAAGACAAGATGAAACAGGAGTTTCCATCTACGCCAATGGAAGCGTTTTTAACATCAGGTCGAAAAGTCTTTGCGAGTGACGATTTGATGCGTGTTGAAGGTCGTTGCAAAAAGCCTCTCATTGTTTATGAAATTGAGCCCTATACAGGCAAGCTCAAAAAGATGAATGGCAAAGTGGACCTGTCATCTAAAGCAGCTGACAAGCTAGCACAATCAACACTTGGTTACTTACTCGTTTGGGAACTGCCAGACGATGACGAAGAATATGCGATCGGCGGCGATGTTGCAGAAGGACTTGAGCACGGCGATCGCAGCTCATTAGATGTATGCGCGAAATCAGACGGTCGCCAAGTCGCTCATTGGTTTGGTCATATAGATCCTAAACGCTTTGCTCATATCAATAAGCATATTGGCCTGATGTATAACAAGGCGTTTATTGGCATAGAGCGTAACAACCACGGCCATGCAACACTTCAAGAGTTAGTTGAGATTTACCCGACTAGCCGGATTTACACAGAAGAACACATTGATCGTGAAGACACGGACGAAGAAACAAAAAAAGTAGGATGGCATACCAGTGCACAGTCTAAACCAATACTCACTAGTGGTTTGGATGAACTACTTACACATGACAAGGACGGCATTGTTTGGCGCGGAACAGCCAACGAATTAAACACCTTTGTTTACGATAAAAAAGGACGAATGGGCGCTCAGCCTGGTGGTTTTGATGATCAAGTAATGAGCTACATGATTGCTAAAGAAATGCTTGTCAGAATGCCTAAGAAACTCATTAAAGATAATACTCCCGCACCGCACAACCCTAACTCTTGGATGGCACGATAATAGATGGCTGATTTTGCAAAGAACAAAGATGGCTTGTCGTTAGATAAGCTATTGTCGATCCTTGGTGACATTGACTCACAACCTGATTGGCGAACACCCGCAACAAAAGCTTGTGCGTATTATGATGGCGACCAATTAAGTGCAAAAGTTAAAGCTATTCTAGAAGAGCGTGGGCAACCAGACATAGTGCACAACATGATTGGCCCCACAATTGATGGCGTATTAGGTTTAGAAGCTCGTTCACGTTCTGACTTGATGGTTTCAGCTGATGACGAGCAAGGTGAAGAGCTAGCGAAGGCGCTTAATGAAAAGTTTAAAGACTATTGGCGCTTAGCAAATGGTGACCGAGCGTGTTCTGATGCATACGCGAGCCAATTAAAAGCGGGCATTGGCTGGGTAGAAGTTACTAAGAATCCAATTCCTTTTGCAGCACCATACCGAATTAAGTTTATTCATCGTCGTGAGGTTTGGTGGGACTTTCACGCTGTAGAAGCTGATAGAAGTGATGCACGTTGGATTGCTCGCCGTAAATGGCTTGATTTAGATGAAGCAAAAGCGACGTTCCCAGAGCATAAGGAAATCTTGGAGCAATCAGTTAATCACTGGGAAGACTTCTTGAGAACGTTGGATGAAGAACACACTGAAGATCATGCGCTGCAATCTGCATGGAGCGATGCACAAAGCTGGAATAGGTCAACTAGTGAGTGGTTAGACACAACACGTAAACGCGTGTTACTGCAGGTTATCTATTACAAAGTATGGAAGCGTGCTCACATTATTAGATTGTCTGATGGTCGTGTTATCGAGTTTGATAAAAACAATACGGCACATGTTGCAGCTGTTAATAGCGGTAAGGTTCAGCTGGAATATGCTGCATTCCCCAATGTGCGTGAAGCATGGTTTATCGGTCCTCATCGTATTATTGATAGACCAAGCGAAGCACCGGGTGGCATGTTCAACCTTGTACCATTCATCGGTTATCAAAAAGACGCAAGCGGCGAGCCTTACGGTTTAGTTAGTCGAATGATGCCAGCACAAGATGGTATTAATGCGCGTGTTATACGCCTGAACTACTTATTGCAGGCAAGGCGTGTTATCGCAGATGAAGATGCAACACAGTTATCAGATAGACGTGTGAAGGAAGAGGTCGAAAAGCCAGATGGCTACATTAAGCTTAACCCGGAACGAAAGAACAAAGGCAAGGCCAGTGATGCAATAAGCATTCAAAACGATGTAGGCATTGCAGCACAACAGTTTAACTTGATGCAGCATGATATGAAGCTGATACAAGATTGTGCCGGTGTATATAACTCGATGTTAGGCCAAGACAGTAATGCAACAAGTGGTGTAGCTATTGCCAACTTGGTAGAGCAAGGCACAACAACACTTGCTGAAATAAACGATAATTTCCATTACTCACGGAACAAAGTAGGTGAGTTGCTTCTTGCTTATATTATCGAAGAACTTAAGCCTCAAAATAACATCGAGGTAACTGTTAACCGTGAAGATAAAGCAAAGCGCCGTTCTATTGTTATTAATGAACCAAACCCTGAAGGTAAGCGCAATAACGATGTAGCACGTTGGCGCGGACACATGGCACTTGCACCAGTTAAAGCCACGCCAACATACAGGCAGCAACAAGCGACACTACTCAGTAACACCATGAGTCAAATACCGCCAGAAGCTCAAGCAGCAACTTTACCAATGCTTGTAGAGCTGATGGATTTGCCAAACAAAGAAGAGTTTCTATCAACCTTACGCCAAGCCTTGAACATTCCAAAAGCTAAAGAGGATATGACCGAGGAAGAATTAGCACAGGCACAAGCTCAGTCTGAAAAACAACAAGCAATGGAGCAGCTGCAGCAACAAGAAATTCAGCAAAAGGTGCAAAAAATCGTATTGGAAAACAAGCAGCTTGAAGCACGTATCAATGAAATTCAGAAGAAAGCTGAAACTGAAGGCGTGAAAGACGAGAAGGTCCAAGCTGAAACGCAAAATATTCTTGCTGAGGTACAGAAGAAACAGGCAGAAGTAGCAGCGCTTAAGTCATCAATACAAACAAATTTACAACAGCAACTAGACGCAATACAGGTGTAACAATGAGCGAGCAAACCGAAGATTTAATTAATGTTTTAGTGTGCGGTAATGATGGCGCAACAGTTCATATTCGTGAAGTAATGGCCGAGTTTCAATGCTTCAAAGTGGTACAGGCAGCTGAAATTAAATCAGTAGCTAAGTTAGAGGAGCAACCAGAACTCTCTTTAATCATCGGTATACCAGGTACTGATGTTCAACTGCCATATTTAGCAAGCACGGAACTGACTGCTAGATACAAGCCTGTAGCAGGTGATTATCTAGTACTTTATGAAAATGATTATGTCTCAATTAGCCCTAAAGAAGCTTTCGAAGATGGATATAACAAAATTGAGTTTGCTGATTTTGAAGGCGCGGACGAGCTGGGCATTCCAAAAGAGCATATGGGGCAGGTGACAGCAATCGCTAAAATGTGCCATGAAGTAAACCGAGCCTATTGCAAAGCTCTTCGCGAAGAGCAGCCAAGTTGGGAAATGGCACCACAATGGCAAATTGACTCAGCGATTAAAGGGGTTGCTTTTCATATCCTTAACCCTGATGCACCGGCTAGTGCTTCACATGATAGCTGGATGGCTGAAAAAGCTATTCAAGGTTGGAAGTATGGCAAGGTTAAAGATGCTGATAAAAAAGAGCATCCTTGTATGGTCCCGTTCCACCATCTACCGGTAGAACAACAAGCGAAAGACTTTATTTTTAGCACCATAGTTAAACAAGCTATTCAGGGCTAAATATGAACTTATTAAAACACTTCTTTTTAAAGTTCATAATGCCAGCTTTCAAGCCTGTTGAAAGCCATCAAATACAACAATTAAAACCAGAGCTAATAAATCAAAGTATTAAGCAACGCAAACCAGTTTATGTAATTAGCTGGGGAAGTGTTGATGTGAGGTTACGTAAACCTTACCGGTAATAAATCCAATTAAGTATGTACTACGCAGAAATTAAGCCGCTTTAGGGAAACCCAAGGCGGCTTTTTTGTGCGATGCACAACAACTCGCAAAGGCAGCGTACAGCCTACAACTTTAATTTTCGCAGCTATGTGTCAAATAGTGATGGAGTCATAAGTGGATAATCTCGACGATATTTTAGAAAACGGCACACCAGAAGAAATCGAAGCGGCATTGGCCGACGTTGATCTTGATGGTGACACGCTTTTTGGTGATGAAGATGGCAGCGAAGTAAGCGAGCCTGTAGTAGACACTAAAGAAGAGCCTGCAGCGGAAGCTGAAGCCGAACAGGAACAAAGCAAAGAACAAGCTGAAACAGACGTAAAACCGGAATCGTCATCCGAAGCGAGTGAGCAAAAAGGTGATGTGCCTGAAGGTTTTGTGGAAATCGATGGTAAATACTACGTTGAAGCAACAGACATTACGAGTAAGAACGGCCAGCACAGCTTGCCTTATGATGTACTAGTCAAAGCGAGACAACGTGCGGCAGACGCAGAAGCGGCAAGCCAACGTATAGCCGATGAAAAAGCAGAGCTGGAAAGCAAGTACGAAGAAACTAAGCAGTTAGCTGAATTGCACAGCAGTCAGTTAAAAGACGCGGGTATCGACGCACGCAAATTGCCTAAGCAAATGCTTGAAGATCCTGAATTGTTGGCACGTATCAAAGAGGAATATCCAGACTTAGGGGAAATGGTCGGCGCTTTAGCTGAACAACTCCGAGAGCACAACGCTAATAAGCAAGCATCCCAAGAGCCTCAGAAGCAAGAAGAGCCCTCAAGTGATAATTCGGTCCAAACTGCTTTTGAAAGTTCAAAGCATCTGAAATCGTGGCGTGATAATGATTCAGACAAGTGGGAAATGGCCCAAGTTATTGATGAAAAGCTCGCAAGTGACCCGTCTTTTAAAAACAAATCAGTAGCAGAGCGCTTTGCAGAAGTTGAAAAGCGTGTTCAGTCAGCGTTTGGAGAGCAACACAAGCCTAAGCCAAGCGAAGTCCCATCTGCTGCAATCCCCAATTCACCGACCGACTTAGGATCACAAGCAAGCGACCTTAGCGCAAATGCAAGTTTGCTCGATAAGGACGCGGCAACGATGACTGATGAAATGTCAAACATGACAGAGGCTCAGATCGAAGCCTTGTTATCTGAAGCGTCGGACGTTTTATTCTAGGAATTAAATAATGAGTACGATCACTAGAGCACAGGCTGCAAAAGCATTTGGCGCAGCCTTGTTTACACACACTCGCCGTCAAAACACGTTTGTAAACATGTTGACCGGCGGTGCTCCGCAATCTGCGAAAAAAGACACGAACCATGGCAAAAACCAAACCGAGAAAGGTGCGCCAATTGTCATGATCCGAGACTTGGAATCACAAGCCGGTGATACGGTTGAAATGGATTTATTCCACAACCTAAACGGCTTGCCAACAATGGGTGATAAGAAACTAGAAGGCCGCGGCGAGAGCTTAAGCAAAACAGTGTTTGAATTACGCATTGACCAAGGCCGTAAGATGGTTGATTCAGGCGGTAAGATGAGCCAAAAGCGTACTAAGCATAACCTGCTTAGCACGGCTAAAACGCTGTTAGGTAATTACTACAATGACCTTAAAGATGAAGTGGCAATGTATCACCTGGCAGGTGCACGCGGTTCATTTAACCCAAGTGACATTATAGTTCCACTTGAAGACCATGAAGAGTTTAACGAAATCATGGTTAATGAAGTGCAAGCGCCTACTTATGACCGTCATATCTTTGGTGGTGACGCAACGTCATTTGAAACGTTGGACCCAGCTGACATTTTAACGTTAGACAAATTAGATGATTTAGCGTTGATCCTTGAAGAGCAGCAAAACCCAATGAAGCATATTTCGTTTGAAAAAGACGAAATGGCTAACGAGTCGCCGTTCTTCATCCTGTTTGTTACTCCGCGTCAGTGGCGTGACTTATGGAATAGTGCGTCAGAGAAGAAAATGCAAGAGCTTATGTCTCGTGCAATGGCGCGTGGTCGCGGCTTTAACCATCCAGTATTCAAAGGTGATGTGATCATGTGGCGTAACATTCTTGTTCGTCAATATCGTAAGCCAGTACGTTTCTATGCAGGTGATACTGTCACTGTTTCAAACAATGACAAGTTAGCAACGACTAAACAAGTAACAGCTGGTGCGGATATCGACCGCGCAATCTTGCTGGGTGGTCAAGCGCTAGGTAATGCGTATGGTAAAGCTGAGTCAGGTACTCACTTCCATATGAGCACGAAGAAGGTCGACCATGACAACGGTAATGAAACAGCCATTGTTTGGATGAACGGCTGTAAGAAAGTGCGATTTGCAGACCGTGAAGGCCGTGTAAATGACTACGGCACGATGGTTCTTGATACTGCTGTAACACTTCAGTAAATCTCAAAGGCGGTTCACGCCGCCTTTTAATTCTAACTTTTTAAATAGTGAAAAAGATTATGAAAGAAACATTTTATCGCGGTGCGCAAGGTAATTTGTCATTACATGTGCTAACGCTATCGCTAGCTGCACTAGCAGCGGGTTCAACGGTCATTGCAGCTGAACAACTGCCTATCGGTACACAGGTAACCGGTATTCGCGTGATTAATAGCGCGCTAGGTGCTGACACAGAGCTAACGACAAAACTCGTTGATTCAAAAGGTATTGAAAAAGAGCTGTCAGTTGTTGATACGGTTGCTGCCGGCACTGATGTGACGCCTGTAAAACCAATCTATATCGGTGATGCAGGACCGAGTGATTTGGTGATTGAAAACTCAGGTACGGGTGCTGCTACTGGTGAAGTAACACTTCAACTAGAGTATCGATTCAAAGGCTACTAAAAGCTATTTGATGTTGTAATTAAAACCCTGCAAATGCAGGGTTTTTTATTTTGAATTACTGACTTATGGAGTCATTAGAATGGCTACGAATATTGTTTATATTGGTTCAAAACCTGTAAAGAAAGATACGGTGTGTGGTACGCGCCTTATTTTTAAACGTCACGAACCTATTCCGGTAGATGATGCATTAGCGCCACGCTTTTTAGATTTTCCTACCGTGTGGGTAAAGGAAAGCCAGTTAGAAGGCGTTATTGAGCGACAAAAAATGATAGACAAACTGGCTGAAGAAGAGCGACTTGCTGCAGAAGAAGCCGCTAAGAAAGCTGAAGCTGATGCCAACATGGTTGTGATTGTTGAAGGGGAAGAAGTTGATCTTGCTAAGTACAGCTCAAAACAGCTAGATACCTTTGTTGTTGCGCATGAATTAGAAATTGAAGGCCCTAAAAAGCCAGTAGATGACTACCGCAAAAAAGTGCGTGATGCATTTCGTACTTTAACGAGTGAATAAAGCGAGGAATAATCATGGCTCAGCTGTCTACCTTGATCCCGCTTGTTCGAGAGCGTTGCGGTGGCGTTCTTGACAAATTTGCACTTGATCACCTTAAACGTGCATATCAAAAGTTTTGCGCAGAGTCCTTGTATTTGGCTTGCTCACAACAATTCAATCAAGGTGAGGCAGCACTGTTAACCATTGATGATGAGCATTCGTTTGGGGGTGTTAGTTTTGTTCTCGATACTAACGGCCATGAGCTAGAGCGGGGTATTGATTACAACGTATCAGTGAATGGCGAAGTATTTCTAACAAAGAATACCTCAGTCATTAAAGTGTTCTATTACATTACACCGCTGTTTTCACTACCTGATGATTTTAACGCAAATAACACGCTGATCAGTAAGTACGCTGATTACCTTGCCGATGGCGCAGCATCAACACTCATGAAAATGCCTAACACCCAATGGACTGATATTAATTTTTCAGAGCACTACCGTCGCAGCTTTATAGACGGTTACCGCCTTGCATACCGCGAAGCTATCAATGCGCTGGACGAACAGCGACCAACTAAACCTAGAGAGTTTTACTAATGGCTATTGTCACATCAAAAGAAATTACTACGCGAGTAAATAAGTTACTAAACGATCCGGGCTTTGTTCGCTGGCCTGAAGAAGAGTTATTGAATTACTTGAATGATGCGCAGCGTGCGATTGTTCTACGCCGTCCTGATTCATATAGCATTGATATTGATGATTTTGCATGTGTAGAAGGTACTAAACAAGCACTGCCAGCAGATGCGCTGCGATTGATTGATATTACTCGTAACGCAACCGGCAAAGCTATTCGAGGTCCATATAACCGTCAAGTGCTCGATGATAATCATGAGAACTGGTACGCAGGAACTGATGCTGCAGAAGTTCAGCTCTATATCTATGACGAACGTGTTCCAAAAACCTTTTACGTTTATCCAGGTGTAACAGCTGGCGTTCAATTAACACTAGCTTATTCAAAAGCACCGGCGTCAATTAATATGACTGCTCACAATGCAAGTGAAGTCATTGCATTAGATGATATATACGTCAACGCCATCATTGAATGGATCTTATACCGTTCTTATATGAAAGACGCTGAATATGCAGCAGATCCAAATAAGAGCACTATGCACTTACAAGCTTTTGAGAACCAGCTGGGCCAGAAAAATCAAGCTGATAGTGCAATGATGGGTCAGCAGAAGGGGCAGTAAGATGACAGCAAGTGCAGGCGCGTGGTATCGCGTAGGAACAGTAAACGTAACTGGTGGTAGCCAATATGTAATAGGTGTAAGTACTAATTGGCAAAATGATGTTATCTCGATTGCAATAGGTGATATTTTTACGCTTGATGCTAAAACGTGGTACGAAGTAACTGCTGTAAATAGTGATACAAACATTACATTAGATCGTGACTTCGAGGGAGTCACTTTAAACGGTCAAAGCTATGCAATTGTGCGCAATACATCCGGCACAATCCTAACGCGTATTGCGGGACAGATATCAGTACAGTTCAATCAAAAGCAGCTGTTCTTAGATGAATTACGCACTTGGCTAAACTCTGATAATGCTAGTGAGCCACTTACTGATAGCCACGGCGTTAAACAGTCCCTAAAAACGCCTGCGCAAATGGTTCGTGATCATGATGATAAGTTAGCTAATTTAGATGCTATTCACCCTTACCCTTGGGCCTTTAGAAAGGCTTCAATGGATGCTTATATAAAATCCGCTAAAGAACGATTTGCTGCTTCTGGTTTCATCCACAAAGGCAAACATAACGGCACCAATAGCAATAATGTAAATCAAGGTCTTCAAGCTTTTGGTAGCTTCACTGTCGAAAGCCAGGCAAATCTGCTTCTACTGGGTCGAAACAAGAAAGAAGCAAGTACTGATGCCATTTCAAAAACGGATTATCCTGTATTAAATATGGCAGGTGTAGCGATTAAAGTAGGCTTACAACAAAGTTTTGATTATCACTATGCCGCTGCAAAGTTACCACCTGCAGAAGAAGGTTTAAGAACGTATGACTCGGCAACAGGCTTAAGCATCTTACATGCGACCCCAGCAATTGCCTTTGCTAGTGAAACAGAAACCAACAAGGTTGTTATTGACCGTGAAGATATGTGGGGCTTCGAGCTATTTCTTCGTGAAATCAATGACCAAGACCCTTTTGTATATCGTTGGGGTAACTGTCAAAACCGTTCGGGTAATATTAATGGTGTACCAACAGAGTACGACACTGTTAGACCAGCCGAGTACTTTGCATGGTATAAGGGAGATGCCGAAAGTCGGGGTGTTGGCGTCAATTGGCTACAGGCTGCAGAGAGCGAACGTAAAAAAATTGCCTCTGATTTTGACAATCTAATTTTCTTTGATGACCAAACAGGCAAGTTTTATCAGTGGACGCTTCGCGGTGTCTCATACGCTGGCATGGGTAATGGTAGTTGGCTTCAACTCGATACTAATAAGGGAACCCGTCAAGATTTAGCCTTTGCTGATATGGTTAGAGTAAAACCACGCGGCAAACAAGACGACATACCAGACCACTTAGCGGCTTGGAACTCACCAGATGCTAACTCAGGATTTTATATCAGCAATCGATATGGTAACGGTGTAGTTCATATTGAAAATGAACAAGGTATTTTCGAAGCGAATATTGGTAACGGTACATCACCATTTTCTGCAGGTGGCCACAATGGTCATTGTTATTTATTAGTATGTGGCACTGTACGTCGATTAAACGCAGGTGGTCATCACCCTAGCCTTAACCCTATGGGTACCAGAATGTTTATATCGTCAGCCCAAAATGCAGGAGTGCACTGGGACAGGCCTCTTTATAAAAAACCACTAACAACTGCAGATTGTTTTGATATTGGAACTTTAACATCGGGCGCAGCCGTAGCAACAGGCTCAGGTAAAATTATCTCAGGCTTGAGTGGTCGAAAAGATGGTCGTTATTTCGATGCCATTTATGCTGAAGGCCAAGGTGGTGTAGCAAGGGATATGCGCTATTCTGCTTGGGGCTTAACTAAAAAGGACTTTTGCGAAGCAGATTTGCGATACAAAGCAGGTTCAGAGCGCGGGTTAGGTTACGTACCGTTCACCAAAGTATATCAATCAGCTACCAGCGCCGATAACAACACCTATATTGATTTCCTGAATGATGAAGCTACAAACTTTAAAGTTGGTGATGTTGTTTATTGTGAGACTGCGACAGGAACATATAAAAAAGCCTTTGTTACACGTATAGGTGAAAAGTTTGTCCAAACTACAACAAACAATGGTTGTAAACCTAACGGGCTTGTTGTTCACACCACGAAATCATTAACGCGTGTTGGTGGTTACTTTTTATGTAACGATGTATTTGCTGACCCTGCAGATATCCTTCAGTGCACAGATTTAGTTAATGGTTGGCAAGGTGGTTGGTGTGAACAAATACCAGATGGAACGGTGAAATTGTTTAAATTCACCCACCCAGTTAACGGGTTAGACAAATACTTTAAATCTTGGCGTCACAGTGCTGATTTAGGTGTTACGTGGTCTGAAACCTCATACGCTGACTTATCAGGCAAAGACGGTGTAAATAGTGGCCGTTATTTCACCCCAACGGCAGGAACAGTTCACATTGCGGAGTATCAAACAAAGAGCTGCTTAACTGTAGCATCTTTAAGGAATGCACCTATAGATTTAGCGAATAGTTTTGGTGTGTTTGTATCTTCAACTTACGATGACCTGTTTGGTAGCGATTTACAGTTTTCATTAACGGGGCTGATTGGTCGTTCAACTCTCGAAGACGCAAGGGGCGCAACTATCCCACTTACCCGCCATGTAACAGTGAACAATAACAATGGCCGAATTTATGCCAGCAAACCACCACAGCATGAAGTAATCAACCAGCCAGCTCCAACGAATGATTCTACAGGTGTGAAAGCATTAGGTTACCCAGTAGAAGTGTCTTCACAAGGTTATATCGAATATGCCTATGCAGCACTTAAGTACTCAAATGGTAGCTGGAATGATAACGGGCTGATTGGTATTGCCGATAGCGAGTCAACACGAACAGACTTCGACGGTAATAGCTTGCCGTTCGGAACACATAATACTTCAGAGGCATTAGGGTGGATGAAAAATGATAAGTAAACTAATTGATTTTGTTGTTCTAAATGAAGACGGCATCGAGCCATTATTAAATAACGGTTTGCCAGAGCTAAAACCAAGACCCGACACTAAGTTTATCAGCGAGCTTGAACATTTAATTGCAACGGGCGCTAACTTAGAAATCACAACGCTCTTTGCTGAGTTGGTGAGCTTGGGTGAGCAATGGGATTGGGCTGAACGTTATTACGACTATCTAGTTGAACTAAACAAAGTCGAACAGTACAACGCAAACTTGCCTGACCCAATTCCAACCGAAGAAGGCGCATTGATTGAAGCTGAACCTAAAGCGATGCCAACGGAACCCCTGCGCCCAGCGGTAAGAACCGTTGATAACGTGCTTGAACCTTATCAAAAGCAGATAATGAAAATTCAAGGAATTGAGTTTAAAGGCATTGATGTATCTCTTAATGAGTCTAATCAAAACGGGTTATCAGCACTAAAGAGCGCCCTTGAAATTGCAAAAGAGTTTGAAGTTGATGATGAATTTTTTCCTATCAATTTTAATGCTGAAACATGTGATGGAACACAGGTATTAACTCTTGTTGATGAAGCAGAATTTAAAGAGTTTGGTTTGCAATTTATTATGGCTAGAAAAGCTTTTTTTGAGTAGGTGAGTATGGAAAGTATTAAAACTTTAAGAACGTTAACGGGCTACATTTTATGTGGCCTTTTATTTATCGGGCCATTTATCATTTTATCAGCATCCGCGTTGTTTGGCAGTGTCTGGGCTTTTAATAGTTTATACAGTATCGACATAACTATTTGTAGTATTTGCCATGGCTCCAAGCTTGAATCTATTTCCGCTCGCAGCTACAGGTTGAGGCAGGATAAGCGTTACAACTATCAAATGCTCATTATTGATTTTTTAGCTAAGCCCTTCGATGGTGATAATCACTGCTACAAAGCTTACAAGTGGGAGAGCAAAGTAATAAAACTCAAGCAATAACATCACCTTTCAATTTCAACTTACATAAAGCGAATTACAATGCCTGCGATCACTGTTAAAACTTTTGCCGGTGAACGGCCGAAACTCGATCCTCGTTTACTTCCCAATGAATCTGCATCTATCGCATATGGTTGTCATTTTAATAATGGCAATCTATCCCCGCTAAAACGTCCAGCCTTGACAGGTATCGCGGTACTACAAACAGCAAAGACAATATACCAATACTTAAATGAAAACTGGTTTGCTTGGGATAAGCACGTTCATGCGGTGCCAAGTCCTATCGCAGATGATCCTTGGCAACGTGTGTATTTTACTGGCGATGGATACCCGAAAGTAACAAATAACGAAATATTCAGTGGCTCAAATATGCCTGCAGCATCTTACCGATTAGGCTTGCAAGCGCCAGAGGTGCCAATTATAGCGTCTGTAACTGAGGGAGTTGACGAAAACGAAGATGGTGCAAGCATTGACCCTAATGATGACGAAACAAGGTATTACACTCATACATTTGTCACTGCAGCAGGTGAGGAAGGACCACCAGGTGAAGCTTCACAGAGGGTTGAAATTAAATATCCTGATGAAGATAGCACCTATGTAACGCTGGTATTTTCCCCGCCGAACGTGAACGCATCAAACATAACACATAGGCGTATTTATAGAACAGCAACTGGAGGTGGCTCAGCTGATTATTTATTTGTGGCTGAAATACCAATCTCGCAAAACGCTTTCACTGATGATATTCAAGGAGAAGAATTAGGTGCGGCACTTAATACATACGACTATGAAATGCCAAACGAAGCTATGATCGGATTAACGTCGATGGCGAACGGTATTCTTGCTGGCTTTTTTGATAGCACAGTTTGCTTTAGTGAGGCGTACCTGCCTTATGCATGGCCGAGTGATTATCAGCAGACTACAGAGCATGACATTGTGACAGTTGCTGCCCTAGGCAATACATTGGCGGTACTAACTAAAGGTTACCCGTACTTGTTCAGTGGTATCACGCCCAGTGCAATGGCAGGGCAAAAATTGGAATTTAATCAAGCGTGCGCAAGTGGGCGATCAGCAGTTATTGTTAATGGCTCGCTGATCTATGCAAGTCCAGATGGTTTAATTTCATTGTCAACAAGCGGCCTTAGCATGCTGACCAATCAAATAATTACTCGCGAACAATGGCAAGAGTATGAGCCTCAAACAATAGAAGCATATCACCAAGAAGGGCGCTACCTCGCGTTCTACGGGGAAAATTTAGACAAAGGTTTTATATTCGACCCAAACACAGGCGATTTTAGGCATTTTACAGCAACTGCAGACTGTGGCTTTAACAGCTTAGTTGATGATGCGTTATATACATGCCAAGGAGGAAATCTAAGCAAATGGGAGTCTAGCCCTTCTGTTATGAGTTATCAGTGGCGGTCTAAGGACTTTGAGGCACAAGACATAAGCTTTGCTTGTGGCATGGTTAAAGGCGTTAACATTAACCAATCAGGTTTACGTATTTTTGCTGACGAAATAGAAGTGTTGCACCTTGAACCCGGTAAAATCCCTAGCGCAGCGTTCAGGCTTCCTCCAACTCGCGGCGATTCTTGGGCGTTTGAGGTTTATGGTAGAGGGACAATACACAGTGTTTCAATTGCAACGACAATGCGTGAGGTTGTGGCTTAATGGTAAAGAAGCTAAAGAAAAGTGATTTTCCTGGTATTGGCCGACAAAGTGGCAAGCAAACGCAAAGTGCTTTAGCTGAAAATATAGAGTTACTTACAGGTCAACGTGGCGACGGTCAAAATAGAGCTTTATTAGTTAAAGATTTGGTTAACCTTGATCAGATGAAACTTGATGCACTGAGGCAAAGTGCTAAAAGTGGCAATACTAATGGAGGTGGCTTACCTATCATAGTTGGAGGCGTAGAGCGTCCTCATAAGCCCGTTAACCTTTCGGGCACTGGTGGATTTACTTTCATTGCACTTACTTGGGATAGCCCAACATATCGCGGCCATGCTTATGCTGAAATTTGGCGCAGTGAAACCGACTCATTTAACAGCGCTGTACTTATTGCGACAGAAGTGACCGACGTATTTAGTGATTCAGTTAATATGGGGGCTGAATATTATTATTGGGTCCGCTTTGTAAATGTTGCAGATATGAAAGGGCCAACACAAGGTGCAGCCGGTTTGAAAGTGGTAACACAAGAATCCGCGGCTATGATCCTAGATGAAATTGGCGGCTTGATCGAAAAGTCACATTTAGGTGATTTCCTCACCTCTGCCATAGACTCTATCCCAGATATTGAAAACTTAATAGACAGTATAGTTTTAAAGGAAATACCATCACTAAAAGTTGATATTGACCAATTTGAAATTGATATTGCTGAGTTACGCACCAATGTCGATCAGTTTCTTATTGATATTCCAGAGCTAAGATCAGATCTTGATAAAGTTAGTCTTGTAGAGATACCTGCGTTAAAGACTGATATTGACCAGTTTAAAATTGATATTCCCGTTTTGCGTGAGAATGTAGACCAATTTTTAATTGATATACCTAGTATTCAAGGTGCCGTTAGCAATATACAAGTAGAAATACCTAACATTAACAACTCGATCAATGCTTTAAACGTTGAAACTGAAAATGCTAAACAAAGCGCCGATGAAGCTAAAAACAGAGTTGAATCAATTGAAATAAGTAATGACGATTTAGCAAGACAGTTAATAGATGCGGCTCTTATTAACGACGAGAATTGGCAAAATAACGCGACTAAGTTTGTTCTGTTTGAGTCTGAACTTAATAACATGAGCGCTCGGATAGAGGCCGAGTTTCTAACCAAAACAGAAGCTAATGAGGCTATTGCCGCTGCAGCGGAAACAATACGTGTAGAAATTGAAGAACATGGCACATCATTAAGCGGTGACATATCAAATACGTACTACACAAAAGCAACCACTGATCAGGCGATAGTAACATCAAGAAATCAGCTCAAGGCAGAAATAGAAGATCCTGAAGGTACTAGTGTAGGGGCCCTACTCAATACGCAATATTACACGAAGGTTAATACCGATAGTGCTATTAGTCTATCCGCTCAGCAACTAAAGGCTGAAATCGAAAATCCAAGCGGTAATAGCTTGGGCGCTTTAATTAATAATGATTATTATACAAGCGTCGAAACTGACAGTGCTATCTCTGCATATGGTATTCAGCTTAAGGCATTGATTGAAGATCCAGAAGGGGATAGCTTAGGAGCTTCACTCCAAACAAACTACTACACAAAAACGGACACGGATAGCGCTCTAAGCCAACTAACTACAAATCTTGAATCAGCCATTGAGATAGCAGGGCAAGATACTGAAAGTCGCATACAAGCCACATTAGACACGCAGTATTACACCATCACTGAAACTGATAGTGCAATTAGCCAAGCTACTACACAGTTAAAATCACAAATTGACGGTGAGATAAGTGCGACATTAACCAGTGATTATTTTACGAAAGCAGAAACTAACGAAGCAGTCACTACAGCATCGCAGTTGCTCAAGTCAGAAATTGAAGATCCAGAAGGGAATAGCTTAGGCGCAACGCTTATCACTGACTACTTTACGAAGGCAGATACCGAAGCCGCTATATCGCGCTCTATTTTTGAATTGAACAGCCGGTTTGACCCGCTGGCACAAGCTGTTATTGATAATGCGCTAGCTAATGATGAAGCACACAGCAAACAACAAGTTATAACGGCCAACATTCTACAGCAACAGCAAGTTACTACGGATGAGACAAAAGCGCTTGCAGAGTCATTAACTGTTATTGAGTCGCAATTCAATGACAGTAGCGCTCGCATAACAGAGTTAACCAAGTCATTTTCAGATAGCTTGGCAGCAAATGCACAAAGCACGTTCCAACTACTTAGTACGATAAATGAAAACAAAGCATTCTTAGAAACAAATTATCTTACAAAGGTTGATACTGAAGAAGCCATAAGCCAAGCTGAAACGCGATTACAATCAAGCATAAACGGCACAAGTTCTGACATTTATCAAAACTTCTACACAAAATCGCAAACAGACAGCGCGATAAGTACAGCAGTAACCGTGCTGGGTTCAGCCATAGATAGCGATATAGGCGAAGTTTCCGCAGACTTACAAAACAACTATTTCACAAGCATTGAAACAGATAGCGCTATAAGCCAGGCAACGCAGCTTTTAAAAAGTGAAATAGAAGATCCAGAAGGCAATAGCATTGGCGCTATATTAATAAGCGACTATTCGACAAAAACAGAAATAGACAACGCTATAAGCGAAGCGTCCCTTCAACTGAGTAGCAGCATTGATGATTTAGAAGCCAGTATTTTTGATAGTGTTTACACTATTGCTGGTGCTGATGAAGCGATTGCAAATAGTGTTACAGCGTTGAGATCAGAACTAAACCAAGCCATTGATAATGGGGATATCGAAACACTGCAAGCAGTCACTGCAGATTTACAAAGTAATTACTATACGAATGTGACTGTTGATAGTGCGATTGCTCAAGCCACAACTACGCTAAAAAGTGAAATCGAAGACCCTAACGGTGACAGCCTAGGCGCTGAGCTGTTTACTCAGTATTACACCAAAACCGATACAGACGGTGCACTTGCTGAGTTAAATACACAGATCAGGGCTGAAATGGACCCGTTAAGCCTAGCTGCGATTGAAAATGCGTTGGCGAATGATGAATCAAACAGCCAAAGACTTCTATTTGAAGCAGAAATAATATCCAAACAACAAGCGCTTGTTGACGAACAAGGGGCTATTGCTGAATCTATATTTGCACTACGCTCCGAATTTGGAGATAGCCAAGCAGAATTATACAGGCTTGAAGAAGCGTTTGCTGGAACTGCTTTGGCGACAGCTAAAGAGGTTACGCGATTAGAGTCATCCATAGACGGCGTATCAGCAACATTATTGAACAGCTATGACACATCGGCAACGATAGCCGAAGCGATAACAAGCGCATCGACAGCGTTAAGAAGTTTAATTGAAGATCCAGATGGAAATAGTGTAGGAGCGAACTTACAGTTAAATTATTATACAAAGACAGATACTGACAGCGCTTTAAGTGAATTAAACACGCAACTTCAAGCATCAATAGATGGCGTGAGTGCTGATATTTACGAAAATTTTTACACGAAAGCGAATGCTGATAGCGCTATAAGTTCTGCGGTAACGGCGCTTCGATCCGACGTTAAAACTGATATTGGGCTAATTAACGCAGGTTTAGACCAAAACTATTACACTAAAACAGAAACGGATAGTTCTATTACACGGGCGGACCAATTACTAAAAGCCGCAATTGAAGATCCTGAAGGTGAGAGTTTAGGTGCTACCTTATTTAATTCATATTACTCAAAGGTGGCGACAGATAGCGCAATAAGCGACGCAACTACAGCCTTAAACTCAACGCTTAGCCAATTGGTTTCTGACGGTGACCAGACTGTTATTGATGAAATAAGCGCTGACTTACAAGTTAACTACTACACCAAGACAGTAACGGATCAGGCGATTGCTGATGCAACAACACAGTTACAGTCAAATATTGATGATGCAAATGCTGATTTATATGAAAACTTTTTCACGAAGTCTCAAACAAGCAGTGCCATAACAAATGCTACAACAGCGCTAAGATCTTCACTAACTCAAGATATTGAAGATGGTGATCAGGGCATTAAAGACGAAATAAACGCAGACTTACAAGTTAATTATTCAACTACGGCAGAAACCAACACAGCCATTAGCCAGGCAACCACTGCGTTAAAAAGTGAAATTGAAGATCCAGACGGGGATAGCTTAGGCGCTACGCTCTTTAATGATTTTCAAACAAAAGCGGACGCAGTAGAAGCCAGTGCAAGCACCAGCCAACAGTTAAGAGCCGAGTTTGAACCAAGTGCACAAGCGATTATCGAAAACGCGCTTGCTAATGACTTAGAAGGTGAAAGACGGATATTTGCCGAGGCTGACTTAATCCTCAATCAGCGTGTGCTTGCTAATGAGCAAACTGCTCTGTCTGAAAGTGTTTTTGCTTTGAATGCGGCTATAGATGAAAGCAACGCAGGCTTATACCAACTGCAAACAGCGTTTGCTACAAAGGCGCAAGCCACAGCACAAGACTTATTAAAGCTTGATAGTGATGTAGGTGACGTTAAAGCAGATTTAATAAACAACTACCTTACAAGCGCTAGTGTAAACGAAGCAATTGCAAGTGCTGATCTTGCGTTGCGTGCAGCGATGGAAGATCCTGACGGTGATAGTATCGGCGCTGATTTACAAACGAAATACTATACGAAAGCCGCAGCTGATAGCGCCATTAGCTCAGCAACAACGCAATTGAAAAACGTAATCGAGGACCCAGGCGGCGACAGCATAGGTGCTGATTTATTTGTTAACTACTTAACAAAGGCAGAAACTAATGCTGCAATTAGCGAAGCTAAAACGCTTTTAAATTCGACTATTGATGATCTTGAATCAGACTTGCAGGTTAACTATTCAACAACTGTGGAAGTGGATGCAGCAATAAGCGAAGCATCAGAAGTTTTAAAATCTAACATCGATAGCAACCATGCAATGCTGGTGTCTGATTATTACACGAAAGTTGCTACAGATGGCGCCATAAGCTCAGCAATCAATGCTCTTCAGTCTAGTTTTGATAGTGATATCGATTTCTTGGTGTCGGACTTACAAACCAATTATTACACAAAAACGGCTGCAGATAGTGCTATAAGCAATGCGACAACGCAATTAAAAAGCACCATAGAAGATCAGGCTGGTAGCAGCATAGGCGCGGATTTATACAACAACTACTATACAAAAACAGCAGCAAACAACGCTATTAGCACTGCAACAACAACGTTAAAATCACAAATTGAAGATACTAACGGTTCAAGCGTTGGCGCTAGCCTGCAAACACTTAGTCAAACAGTCGCGACAAACGAAGGTGTTTTTTCATCGCTTTGGGGAGTTAAAACGAATGTTAACGGCTTGCAGTCTAGTATTGGCCTTGTAAATGATGGTGTGGAACCTATATTTGCGGTGAAGGGCGCGAAGTTTGCTGTTATAACAGATCAAGATCCTACTAACTTAACTCCTGTATTTGCTGTTTCTGACGGCAAGACAGTTATAAATACGGCAGTAATTGACCAAGCATTTATTCAAAGCTTAGTTACCGATGAGTTGCTATCAAACCGTGTAGTTGTAGGCTCTCAATTAAGCTCTCCATCTATAAACTATAATCCGAGTACGGGAGCAAGAAGTAACAACTTCTCGATTGATCCTAATGGCAATATGCTAGCTAAAAGCGCAACTCTAGAATCAGTCACTATAAAAGATAGTAGTGGCAATGTAGTTATGTCGTCTGCAGGGGCTATACCATCATCTAAAGTGACAGGGCTAGGGACATTTGCGAGTAAAAGTTCACTAAATTACAGTGAGTTAGGTGGGAAGCCTACACTTGGAACTCTAGCTGCAAAAAACTCACTCTCTTTCAATGAGCTAACAGGCTACCTTGATTATGACGAAATAACAGGAAAACCCGTGCTAGGCCCGTTTGCTGGACTTAGTAAAATCCTGAGCTCAAATGTTAGTACATATATTGCAAATGGTGCAATTGGCAGTGCTCAAATAGATCAGGCTTATATCAACACTTTATTTGGTAATAATGCCAGTTTCTATGGAACTGTTTACGCTGCAAACATAGAGGGTGATGTAACTGATTTAAGGGTTAAGACATCATCTAATGTTAACGCTACAACTCATAGCCAAGAATACACGGTGATAAGTTTTACCATAGCAAGTTTGCCATTTGCTCGAAGTGTTACAGTAAGTGGAATTAAGATTATTGGTAGTCACGGATTCAGCGCTGCACCCGAAGCGGAGGTATTGCTGTATGTGTCCGGTTTCAGCGGCGCACAAGATTCATACACGCATGCATTTAGTGGTGATGATGGAACGCGAACTGCGGTAACCAAAACATTAGCGGCAACAATACCAGCGAACTCTAGTAGAACAGTAACATTGAAAATCAAGAAGACATCAACTGAAGGAACGCAGACCGTTAACGCACCTGCGCAAAGTATTATTTGCCAAACCTTCAAAGATGGCTCAACGATTAGTTAATGGCAAAACCCCCCAATATAGGTTAGTATTTTTACATAATGGACAAATCGTATCTGCAGTGTGTGTCATGGGCCAACCACCGTGACCGGCTTAAAGAGCCAATAACGCGAATAGGTAACACGGCGAACGAACCCAACTTGTTCAATGAAATAGATAAAGCCTGCTCAAATGAGTGGGCTTTTTTGTTTGTGGCGCCCGATGGCTTCGTTGTTTTGAGGCCGCGTTCGCAAATGAAACATGAGTATATCCAAGTGTGCGTTGCTTCCTGTCATGGGGGCGATGCAATCAACCGGTATCTCTATCACATCATTCGCCTTGCCAAGTGTGGCCGGGCATCCTTCATAGAGTTTTCAACAGCACGTAAAGGTTTTAATAAAGTCGCACCGGCTTATGGTTGGCGTCGATTTTGTGTGCGTGACGGTTTAGTTGTCTGGCGGCATTTTTTAGAGGTTTGTAAAGCATGAGTAAATCAGGCGGGGATATTAAAGAGACTGAGTACGAGAAAGAACTCGCAAAAGTCTATGCAGAAGAATGGGCTTACTATCAAGACAGCATAGTTCCATTTGAAAATATGGTTATTGATGACGCTAAAGAAGCGAATGATGGAAGTGTTTATTCAGACATTGCTGAAAGTGCAAACCTTGGCGGTCAAAAAGCATTCACAGATGCAAGAACAAGCACAACTACGAACTTAGCTGCAAGTGGTGTTAATCCAAACTCTGGTAAATTTAAAGGCACATTGAGCGACTTAAGCGACAAACAATCAGTTGTATCAAGTGACACCACAGCACGGTCACAGGTGGCAGGCCAAGAGCGCTATATAGATAAAATGAGCAATGTAATGGCGATGGGCCAAGGTCAATCTCAAGAGGCAACAGCGACCTTAACGGATATTGCACAAAGCTCACAGCGTAAAGCCTTCAATGATGCAAATATCTCACAACAACAAAGCGACAACTTACTTGGCGCAGCTGGTGCAATAGCAGGTGCAGGGGCTAGTTATTACAAGAACCAGCCCGCTGTAGACGCAAACAATGCCAACACAATCACCTATAACGCAACGACTAACAGTAGCTTGCTCGACGATAGCAATATCAACGCAACGAGAACAACTTAGGAGATAACATCATGGCAGACACACCAGCAACAACAGACGATCCATTTGATCTTTATGCCGTCGATTCCAGCCAAATACGCACGGGTCGGTATCAAGATGCGTTAGCAGATCTAACACGCCAACAATTCGAAGATTACAAAAAGCGTTACCTTCCAGTGCAAGAAAAATTATTTTCGTTAGCAACTGATGATTCGCTATTAACGGAGCAGCTTGAACGAAATCAGCAGAACATTGATAGCAACTTCAAGATTGCTAAAGAAAGTGAAGACAGGCAGTTAGCACGTTTTGGTGTTAGCGCAGCAAACAGCAAGCAAGATAATAACAATAACAACCTGCTCAAAAGCCTCACAACGGCATCTGTGAATAATGAAACACGCAGTTCAGTAGATGATCTGCAAAACAAAATACTAACCGGTCAAGGTGGTGCTACAAGCACGCTTGCTGATATAGGAAACGTCTA